GCAGGCTAAACAGCTTCAGCAGTCGGGTATGCTGTATGAGGATATTCTCGAAGAAATCGCAAAGCGCACAAATGCGACCAGAAATCAGGTCAGGACGCTTTTTGAAGATGCAGGAGTGCAGTCAATCAGGAACGATAACAGAAGTTACAAGGCGGCAGGACTTGAAACGATTGTAAAAATGTCAGATGCAGCATTGCAGACCCTCAATGCAGGCTATAAGAAGTGTATGGGTGACCTGTCCAATTTAACTCTGACGACTGCAAATACTTCTCAGACAGCCTACATAAAAGCCTGTAATCTGGCATATATGGAAGTTACAAGCGGAACTATGGACTACGGAACGGCAATCAGACGGGCGGTACAGTCAGCCGCTGATGAGGGTTCATGGATTCTTTACCCGTCAGGACATCGTGACAGGCTTGACGTTGCGGTCAGACGTTCGGTTCTTACTGGTGTCGGTCAGACCGTGAGGAAAATTTCTGAGATAAATGCAAATGACATGGACTGCGACATCATGGAAATCACGGCTCACGCAGGCGCAAGACCCTCCCATGCTGAATGGCAGGGACAGTTTGCAAGCCTTTCGGGAAAGAACGCAGGCAGGAAAATTGACGGTGCGAGGGTTTACTCACTCAAAGAAATAGGCTACGGAACGGGTGACGGTTTCGGAGGTTGGAACTGCCGTCACGACTGGTTTCCTTTTTTTGAGGGAATCAGTTCGAGGGCTTATTCAAATCAGAGGCTCAAAGATTTGAACGCTAAAAACATCGAATACAACGGCAAAATGTACAGTGAGTATGAGATAGACCAGATGCAGAGGGCGTTGGAACGAAAGGTCAGGGAACGCAAAAGAGCCGTTTCCGCTGCCGATACAGCAGTAAAAAACGCTCCTGACGACCAGACCGCCAATCAGATGAAAGCCTTTTTCACAGAGCAGTCCGTAAAGCTGAAACAAGCCGAGAAGAATCTCAGTGACTTCATAGCAGCGACAGGCAATCTCCCAGACGGCACAAGAACATGGGTCAACGGGTTCGGAAGGAGTACAGCACAGAAAGCTGTATGGGCGAACAGAAAGGCACAGCCGCAGCCGTACATGGCAAGTATTCCAAAAAATAATTCAAAAGGGTCTGGCAGTTCGGGAAATTCTCCGAAAAATAGTCAGAAAATACTTGACAATTCTCAGAATAATGGTATAATTAATAGTAACAGGAGATTCAGTCCTGCACCTGATATTAGTAAAGCTGAAGATTATGCGAGAAATGTCCTCGGAATACAGAATGTTTCATATAGAGGTGTTGACATTACAACAGCCAATGAGTGGAACAGAGGTCTTGCAAGTGCTTTTGAGAGATTTCCTGAACTTAGGAACAGAATCAGGTTTGTTGGAACTTGTCAAGAAAGAAACAGACTTATTGAAGATGCGGCAAGAAGTTATTTTACCAATGAGTATTTGAAATTTAAGGGAAGAATATCAGAAGATACATTAAGTATATTGATTGAAGATAATGTACACAAATACATGAAAAGATTACATATACTTAATGAAGATTATGCTCAAAATTGTCATCTAACAGGTTTTCCAGATTTTCCGCAATTTCATGGTGTTACGGTAAGTGAAAGTTATGGTTCTGATTCTGAAAGTTTTGTAAGAAACTTGACAGAAAATGTAAAAAACAGAATACACCCTGCTGGCTGTGATACAATCAAAAGTGTTCTTGACCACGAAATCGGTCATCAGCTTGACCGTTTGCTTGGAATCAGCAATAATCCTGAAATACAAGACCTTTTTGACAGCATTACTAATAATGAGCTTACAGATATGCTTTCAGAGTATTCATGGAATAATTCCAACCCCAACAAATATTCTGAGAGAATTGCCGAAGCGTGGTCTGAATATTGCAACAACCCCGAACCAAGACCAATATCTAAATTTGTTGGCGACATAATTTTAAAAGCTTATGAGGAAAAATTCAATAAGTGAGGAGGTATATATCATGACAGAAGATGAATTCAGAAAGAAAATGAAAGAATTAGGTTGGGCTGACGAATATATTGAGGATGATATTGATAGTTACCGCCTTGCATTAAGTCTTGGCGTAGAACCATTGCCACTTGAAACATATATTGGCAAGCCACCAGAAATAGAACATTTTCCTTAATTAAACAACTGTTAAAACGCTCTTTTAAGGGCGTTTTAATTATGCTCAAATTTATTTTAGGAGTGATAAAATGACGGATATAGAATTTGTACAGCTTTGTAAGGAAACTGTCAGGGATTATGTCAACAGACATATTGACAAAACAGACAATACAGTTATTGGCACTGATGACGTTTATATCGTGTGGCAGTGCAAAACTCTTCAAAACTGGAAAGCACTTGTTTCAACTGTGCTGAGTGACGGAATGTACTATGAGATAACCCACAACGGTGACAGAAACGAAACATACGTTGACTGTTATAAGAAGTGGGAGAACCTTACTGTCAGAAATTGAAAGAAGGTGAAGTTATGTACGAAGAATATGCAACGAAAATAGGCTTTTTCAGGTATTGCGTTCCCGACTACTGGATTTATGTTAAGTCGGTTCTCGCAAGAAAGCACTACGGGAAAATGCATAAATAGGAGGAATTTTATGAAACTCGAAGAAACAGTCAGGCTCATGCAGTCAGGACACTATAAAGACAGGTTTATAGCCGAGTATTTGCAGGCGAAAATCAGGTATGAAAAGCTCAGAAATACCCTTGTCAAATATGATGCAGGCACTCTTGACATTCTGCCGAACTGCGAAGTTAGGGTTCTCAAAGACCAGTTGCAGGCTATGGACGATTACATTTACGCACTCGAAGTCAGGGCGGAGCAGGAAAATATTGAACTTTAAGGAGAATTTTTATGTACAAAAGGATAAAAATTTCCTTCATCAATGCAGGCTCGATAATTGTTGATGAAGGTGACTGGGACGATTATGATTTTTATGAGGGATTTATTATCATCAAAAAGGGTGAAGCATGGATAGCGATGTACAACGCAAAAGAGGTCTTTTCAGTAACCCTTGAAAAGTAATTTTAAACGCATTAAAAAGGCTTTTAAGCCTTATTTTTATACCCAAAATTCAGAAAGTGAGGATTAACAAATGGCAGAGGAAACCAACAAAAAGGAGCAGGAACAGCCCGAAAAAGTCGTAAAGACATACACCGAGGAGGAATACAAGGCTCTCCAGACACAGCTTGATGAAGCAAACAAAACTATCAAATCTTTCAAGGATATGGATATTGAGAGTATTAAAAAATCGGCTGACGAGTGGAAAAACAAGGCGGAGCAGGCTGAAAAGGAACGTGCCGCTTTTGAACACCGCACAAAGCTTTCTCAGTATGTCAAGAGCTTGAAACTCAAAGATGATGTCTACGAGGCTCACGTCACAAAACTTCTCGAAGAAAAGGGTTTGAAGTTTGATGGTGACAAGCTCATCGGCGGTGATGATGTCGTTTCGGCTTTCAGGAAAGACCACGAAAACGCTTTCATTCCAGATTCCAACGAGCGTGCAGCAGCTCCCACAGGCGGAAAAGTTGCAGGCGGATTGTCAGCGGTCGAAAGGGCTTTTTACAGCAAAAATCCCGAACTTATGCCTAAAAACTGATATTTTTAATGGAGGTAAAAATTTATGGCACACGAAAATCAGGAAAGATATTCAGACCTTGTTCTTGCGAAAATGCGCTCGGCACTGGTTCTGAAAGACGGTTTTGTATTCAATAACGATTACGAAGGCGACCCCACGGCAGGCGCAGTAAAAATTCCCGTCCGTGACACGGAAGTTGTCGTTTCGGACTATGACAAGGCAAACGGCATAGCTCCCACAAACGGCGAAACCACCTACACAACACTTGTTATCGACAAGGACAAGGCGATAAATGAAATCATTGACGGATATGATGCGGAATCCGTTCCCGATAATTTAATTGCCGACAGGCTCGACAGCGGCGGATATTCTCTCGCACGACAGCTTGATACGGACGGCGGAACGGTTCTCCTTGCAGGCTCAACGCCGATGAATGTCGG